CGCGGATGCGCTCTTCTAGTGTGTGCCTCTTCATTTGGTTGTTTTCCTTGTTCGCGCAAGCTTTGCACAAGATTTGGCGGCGAATAGTCTGCGTCAGAATAGCCGACGGTAGACCTGCACTCTTTGCACTTTATCTCACGCATCTCAAACATTGTTGTCTCCTACCATCTCTTGCTCGTCAGACTCAAGTTCAGCCACTCGCGCCTGCAACTTTTCATTTTGCTCGCGCAATTCTTTAATTGTTTTGAAAAACTCCATTTTTGATTCACACGCCGCTCTGTATTTTTTGGGATCTATCCAGCCTACGGGAGCATCACACTTTTCAGCCAACCGCGCCTGCAAGCGTTCAACCTCGGCGCTGGCAGGGTGGGTGTATACGAGCGTGCTAGACTCAAACGGTGACGGAGTAGCACCAATGGGGTAAAGTTTAGCCGGATGCCCGCCGCTCAACTGACTGACACCGCTAGACTGCAAAAAGCCAATAGGCTCACCCTCCTCGCGGCTGGCCTGCCATCCCCACCACATGCCTTCGAGGACTTCGTCGTAGTAATCCTCATCACCGAATCGTGTAAATTTGTAACTGTCGGACCACTTGTCCGCTACTGCCTGCTCAAATTCTTCCCGTTCAATATCACTCACAATGCACCCCTTAATTCGCCGCTCGTCTTCCTCTAGCTGATCCCCGGCAAAGGCTTCGTATATTTCGACGGAGTTATCCATCACCCGCCGCTCTTCTTTCTTGCACCGATAGTCGTACTCGGCGCGCTCCCAACCGTCATCTGTGTATGCGAGTTTCATGCTGCCCTCCAAGACCTAGTCAGCCAGTTCACGGCAGGATCCACGTCACGCGGCAGCTTTTCAGTGACCGCCGCTTCAGTGACCGCCGCTTCAGGATCCTGAGCTTTTTTATTGCGCCGCATCAGCGCAGAGATTTCCTTACCGATCCCCGCACCCTTGATCGCTTTGCGAAGTGTCCTTTCACAGCAGCCCAACTCCTGCGCGATGTCGCGCATCGGGACCTGTGCTTCGACAAAGGCTTTCAGTCGGCTGATCTGAGCTTTGCCCAGAGAGAAAGCTCTCAGCTTCTTATAGTCCCTTGGGAAAAGTTGGTCGATTTCGGGATCTAGTCCGAGCCTTTTAGCCGACACGTCTATCCAACTATGGCTGACGCCCAGCTTTTTTGCGGCAGGGGTCTTTGCCATCCCCTGGGCCGAGTAGGTGCGCAGCCGGGCCATATCCGAGGTGGTCAAATCTCGGCGGACAGTCATGCGGCCTCCTGAACTTTAAGTTCGTGGATCCAAAGAGCTACTACTCCGGTATCAACGCCGTAATGACTGGCCAAAACCGATATGATCTCGGCGGTGCTTGGCCGTTCAGGGTGAGCGCCTTTGTTGACCGGGGTAGACTGTGCCGCTTTCGCTGCCACCGGCGCCGGTTGCTTGGCAGCCTTCTGGCCCTCGTCGTACTGCTCACGGCTGGCCATCTCAGCCTTGGCCATCTCAGCTTCCGCTGCCAAGCGCTTATTCTGTTCTGCCTGCTTTTGTTTTAGCGCTTGCTGATCCGCTTCTTGCTGGCGCTCATCCTCTGCCTTCTTTGCAGCCGCTTCAGCTTCGAGCTTGGCCTTCGCCTCTTCTTCCAGCCGAATCTTGGCGCGCTCAGCTTCCAGCCGTACCGCTTCCGCCTGCTCATGGTCAGCAATGCGGGACTTAACGATTGCGGCAAAGTCGTCTGCAGGCTTCTGGCACAGCTGGCTGAAATCGTTGAACAGGAATTTATAGTCACCGGCATTTTCGGCAAGCTGCGCCATGTTTCCGCGAATCACCGCCGCCAATTCGTTGGCTTCAATCTTTGATTGTGCGGTCAGGTCGTCGCAGGCGTCTTTCAAGCTGGATATGGTGCGCTTGCCCTTCATGGCTCCAGCAAAGTCCGGCATTGCCAGTGGCATGTATTGGCCCACGTCCAGGCTTCGCTGAAAAGGTGTCGTAGTCCTGCTTTGCGGTTTGCAGGATTCCTAGCTTTAGCGTCTCTTTCTGATCCTTTACGAGCTTACCTAGCCTTAATCTAACCTGAGAAAAATCATTGCTGAGGGAGTCCATAAGCCGGATGGCTGCATCAACGCCAGCCATCTGCCCAATAACGTGATCTTTGGACGCCTTGAGCCGCTTTTCCACATCGGCACAGAACTTCACTGCCTTTTCGGCGTCTGCGAAATCGGTGTCTGTTTGCAGGTCCGTATTGATCTTGGCCAAGGTAGCGCGGGCGATGGCCTCAAACTCTCCAAGGTTCGACGCCTCGACCATGCCGCTTGCACGAACAACCAGAGCGGGGAGCGATTCAGGCGCCTTACCTTCGGCTTTGGGTTCTTCCGCTTCTGCCGGTATGTACTCGGCCAGGTCTTTGGCGAATTGCTCCCAGGCTGCAATCAAGCGCTCGATCCGCTTTTCGTCGCGCTCGTACCAGAACCACACGCAATCCTCTTTGCTGCCGTTGCTCGCCATAAATAAAATCTTCTCGGCGCCAGTCACCATCATCTGGTGATCCATCTGCCATTTATAATGGTCTTCCAGCGTTTCGGCGGTTGCGGTGCGCAGTTTGTCGTTCAGGCTCTTGTGCTCGAAACCGATCTCTCCGAGCATATCCAGACCATCCATGCTGGCCAGGTAGATACCGGCATCATCAACGCAGGTACAAGGGAACAACTCTTCTCCGGTAATTTCCTCTGCGATGGGCCGCGCCATTGCTTCGGATGCGTGACCTTTATCGAATATGACCTGCTGGTGAGCGTCAACCTCCTGTACAAGGCCGGTAGCCTTCTGCTTCAACAGGTCGTTGCGCGTCATGTACTTGTGGTCGCCAAATACCGCCGCCGCCTCGCTGCCTGTGCGCTTATTTTTCCGCGCCTCATGCCAGTTATCATCACCCTGAACCATTCCCGATAAAATCTTCATGCTTCTGCTCCTTCTTCGAGCGCTAGGATTTGATCCCTTTGGAGGCTTGACAACGTTGCTTTGCTCTCAAGCATTGCCACAATATCTCCGGCCGACTTCTTGCCGCTCTCGACGATGGACTGCCATTGAGGAAACTTTTCGGCAAACCTGTCATCTGGGTAATGCTCAAGCTCTGGCTTCGCCGCCTCTTTCGGCTGCTCATAGCGTTGAGCATCGCCCATATCAACCACGCGCTCGGCTTCGTCCTGGTCATAAATTCCAACGTATCCAAAGGCTAATCGCGAAGCCTGGATCATTGCTTTGTGCCTAAAGAACCGCTTAGTGTGCGTCTGCCATGGCCCTTTCATTCCGGCCTTGAATGGTTCCCTGTAAACCTCGTCTAACCACTCGCGGATGACGACTGGGTGATCTCGATCCTTGCGGTAAATGACGCATTCCATCCACTCCGGCGCCGGTCGCGCTTCAGACATTGTCACCATGGTTTCAGAGGTTCGGAACTCCATGCCGTTAAACATCGGGTGCTGGTTGATGATCCGGCTCCACCCATCGACGCCAACAACAGGTACGATCCCGTTATGCTTATCAGGAAACGCATAGATCTCTTTCGTCCAGGGGTTTAAGCCGTACTGATTTGCCACCACCAGAAGCGCGGTCATTTGGGCGTCTGAAACGTCGCCCTTGAACGCAGTCTGCTTTAAGGTCTGAATCAACTCATTGCCGTCCTGGTCTGACATTCCCAGCTTTTCAGCCAGTGTTGACGTTAAATTGCTTAGCCCGCTCATACCACATTCCTCCTATTAAGTTCCCGTTCGGCTCTCGCCACGCTCTCAAAATCGATCAGAGAAAGGACGTGGCTCACGCCCGTATCCCTGGCTTCTTTCAATATCCGCACCGCTTCCTCCGGATCGCTGTCCAGCTTGCTGAAAGCCAGCTTGATTTCATCCCAGGCCAGATCCGAGACGGCTTCCATGACCTCAGCTTCGCCCATCCAGTCTTGGTCCAGGGTTCCCCACTTCGTTATCTCCGGGTACACGTAGGTTCCAAGGTCGCTCAGTATCTCGGCGGCTTCGTCCTTGATCACCCACGACCGAGTTTCAATATCGCCGTCCTCGTCGATTGA